GTTTTCCGATTCAAGATTTGACCCACGCGGTTACCGTGACTGATGAGTTTATGGAACAAATGATTTCTGGCGACAAAGCTAAGAGAGCTATTTGGGCTAAAGTTATTCAAAGAAGAGGTGAAATTGGTTATCCATACATCATGTTTACCGATACAATGAACAAGAAAGCTCCTGAAGTTTATCAGGATAAAGGAATGAAGATTTACAATTCCAACCTTTGTTCTGAGATTGCTCTCCATAATTCTGAAGAAGAATCATTTGTATGTGTTCTGTCTTCGATGAACCTTCTCCATTACGAAGAATGGAAAGACACAGACGCTGTTGAGGTTATGGTTTATTTCCTTGACGCGGTTGTATCAGAGTTTCTAACCAAGATTGAAACGATTAGAGATAATGGAACTATTGAAGGAAAAAGAGCGTTCTTCTACCTTGAAAAGTCATACAACTTTGCAAAGAGACAAAGAGCACTTGGTTTGGGAGTCCTTGGTTGGCACTCTTTGTTACAATCTAAAAACCTTCCATTTGATACTCGTGAAACTGCAAGATTGAATGTTGAGGTATTCAAGTTGATTAAGGACAAGTCTTACAAGGCTTCCTCAGAATTAGCTGAATTGTTCGGAGAACCCGAACACTTGGTTGGTTATGGAAGAAGAAATGTGACCTTGAACGCTATCGCACCGACTACGTCTTCAGCGTTTATTTTGGGACAGGTTTCACAATCCATTGAACCAATTTGGTCTAACTGTTATGTTAAGGACGTAGCTAAACTCAAGGTAACTATTAAGAACCCTGTTTTGAAAAAGTTGTTGGGTGAACTTGGTAAAGACAACAAGACAACTTGGGAGAGTATCAAGAAACACGATGGTTCGGTACAACACTTGGACTTTTTGACTGAAGAACAAAAACAAGTATTTAGAACTTTTGCTGAGGTAACTCAATCTTCAATTATTAACCAAGCGGCTGTAAGACAGGACTACATTGACCAAGCACAATCTTTGAACCTAATGATTTCACCTGACATGCCAACAAAAGATGTCAATAAGTTGTTGGTCGACGCTTGGCAGTTGGGGGTTAAGACCCTTTATTACCAACACTCAATGAACTCGGCACAGGCTTTCTCAAGAAAAAAACTGAACCTAAATGACCTTAACTGCGTTGCTTGTGAGGCATAACTAAGGAACTCGAGTTTTAATAAATGAAAACCCGGCATAATGTGTCGGGTTTTTTTATTCCTTATAAAAACTTAACGGGTATATTTATGTGATATGTCAGATGGTATTACATATGGATTAGCATTTCCCTTCCAAGATTCTACCCAAGGGGATTTCTTGTTGTTGACGGAAACTCAATATGCTCAAATTAAAAGTGACCTTATACACCTTCTCTTAACGAGAAAGGGTTCAAGATATTTTTTACCCGATTTTGGTACAAGATTATATGAATTTCTTTTTGAACCATTCGACGGACTTACATTCAATGCCATTGAAACTGACATTAGAGATTCTGTTTCAAAATACATTCCAAATTTACTAATTAATAATATAACAATAGAACCTGCCGACCCCTCGGTAGAAGTGGACAACGCTCAAAGTAGAGGTGGTCAGTTGGCTCAAGATGCCAATACCCCATTCAGAGTACCTGGTAAAGGGACTTCTGAATACACAGCAAAAATCAGAATTGATTTTTCGGTAGACAACTTGGCATTCGCCCAAAGTGATTTTGTTATCCTCAATATTTAATATTATATGGCAAACAACAAAATATCCTATACAGTAAGAGATTACGAAAGTATTAGGATTGAACTCCAAAACTACGTTAGAACCTACTATCCCGAACTTATTCAGGACTTTAATGATGCCTCAGTATTTTCGGTGTTCTTGGATTTGAATGCCGCAGTAGCCGACAACCTCCACTATCATATTGATAGAAGTATTCAAGAAACGGTACTTCAGTATGCTCAACAAAGGTCGTCAATTTACAACATTGCCAGAACTTACGGACTGAAGATACCAGGTCAAAGACCTTCTGTATCTCTGGTGGACTTCTCAATCACTGTACCGGCTTTTGGTGACAAAGAAGACGAAAGATACCTTGGAACTCTTACTCGTGGTTCTCAGGTGTTTGGTGCGGGTATTGTATTTGAGACTCAATATGATGTGGATTTTGCCTCACCATACAACTTACAAGGTTTTCCCAACAGACTTAAGATTCCCAACTTTGATGGAAACGGTAACCTTATCAATTACACGATAACCAAAAGAGAACAGGTAGTTAATGGACTTACCAAAGTTTTCAAAAGAGTTATCAATGCCAGTGACGTGAGACCATTCTTCGAATTGTTTCTCCCTGACAAAAACGTTTTAGGTGTTACAAGTGTCCTTCTTAAGAATGGAACCAACTACACCAACGTACCAACCGCTGCGGAGTTTTTAGGTGTTGAAAACAGATGGTATGAAGTGGACGCTTTAGCTGAAGACAGAATTTTCGTTGAAGACCCAACTAAAGTATCAGACCAACCAGGTATTAAGGTAGGTCGATACCTCCAAACCAACAATAGATTTATTACCGAGTTTACCCCTGAAGGATTTATGAAGGTTACCTTCGGTGGTGGTAGTACATCCGCCCAAGACCAACTCAATGCGTTTACCAATCTTGGGGTTCCTGTTACAATACAATCACTTCAGAACAACTTCTCGTTGGGTTCCACACTTATTCCCAACACAACTCTTTTTGTACAATACAGAGTAGGTGGGGGGTTGGCAACAAACCTTGGTACTAATGTTATCAATCAGGTTGGAACCGTAACATTCTTTGTTAATGGTCCGTCTCAAAATATTAATAATAGTGTTATTCAATCCTTAAGATGTAATAACGTAACTGCGGCAATCGGAGGGGCAAACCCACCAAGTGTTGAAGAAGTTAGGAACTATGTAACCTTTAACTTCGCTGCTCAGAAGAGAGCGGTTACTGTAAATGATTACGACTCGCTTCTAAGATTGATGCCGGCACAATTCGGAGCACCGGCTAAGGTTGGAATAACAGAAAATAATAACAAGATTGTTATTAGTTTGTTGTCTTATGATACCTCAGGAAAACTTACACCAATTGTGTCAAATACCCTTAGACAAAACGTTGCCAATTATCTGTCAAATTACAGAATGATGAATGACTACATTCAAGTGACTTCAGCCGAGGTTCTTGATTTGGCATTTGAGATTTCTGTTGTCTTGGACGCCACCCAAAACTCAGGACAAATTATATCTGAAATTGTTAACAGAGTGGCGGCTTATATGAATCCACAAATCAGAGAGCTGGGACAAAACGTTTATCTTTCAGAACTTAGAACAATTGTTCAACAACAAACAGGTGTAATTACTGTTGCTGATTTGGTGGTGGAAAACAAAGTTGGTGGACAATATTCATCCGCTCAAACTTCCATGAGATATGCCGACCCTGAATTAAAAATTATTCAACCCGTGGATGACACATTGTTTGCCCAACCAAACCAATCGTATCAAGTTAGATTCCCACAAAAAGATATTAAAATTAAGGTTAAGAACTTCCAAAATGTTTCTTTTTCCTAACACCTTTATTTAATTTTCCCTCAAGGTATATTTCCTTTATGTAATTGGGCTTTCTTAGAAAAACCCAAAATAACTATTTATTTTAAAAAGTTTGAATGGGAAAATCATACAGAATAAACACAGAAGTTGGTATCAACAAATCTCTTTCGTTTGAACTTGACCAAGATTTTGAATTTTTAGAAATTCTTTCCCTTCAAATTGGACAAGAGGACGTATACAACAGAGACTGTGCTCAATATGGGGTTGTTGTTGGTCGTGTGGTTGCTAACAGTGGGCTTGGAGTTCCAAACGTCAAAGTAACTATATTTGTCCCAATTCTTGAGACCGATGCTGCCAATGAACAAATTGTTGCAGTTTATCCGTATGTTAATCCTGACGATACTAACGTTGACGGATATCGTTTTAATGTTTTACCTTACGCCCCATCATATACAAACCATGCGGCGACAGGTACTTTCCCAACCCGTGAAGATGTATTAAAAGACCCGTTAGTTGCTGAGATTTACGACAAGTACTATAGGTACACTGTAAAAACAAATGAAAGTGGGGACTATATGATTTTTGGTGTTCCCGTTGGAGTTCAAACCGTGTTGATGGATTTGGATTTAAGTGATATCGGTGAATTTTCCCTCACTCCACAAGATTTAATTAGAATGGGAAGAGCCACATCGGCTCAGGTTGCTGGTGACAGATTTTTGGTGTCACCTGATATTGACACACTCCCACAAATTGTGTCAATAAGAAAACAATTTGAGGTTAGTCCATTTTGGGGTGACCCATCTCAGTGTCAAGCCGCAGTCAACCGTGTTGATTTTGATTTGAGGAGCGAGGCAAATATTGAAATTTCCCCCTCTTCAATATTCATGGGTTCAATGTTCTCGACAATTGATAAATTTAAAATAAATGCCCCCTCATTTCAAAGTAATTTTCCACCTAGTATTCTAAGTTCAGGGTGTAAACCAAAAGATAATTTTGGAAACCTTTGTGAGTTGGAAGCGGGTCCTGGTCAAATATTGGCAGTTAGACAAACAATATTCCAAGATGACCAAGGAAGACCTGTGTTGGAAGAATATAGATTAGAGAACTCAGGAAACATAATAGATGAGAATGGTACATGGTTGACCGAAGTTCCGATGAATTTAAATTATGTCACGACTGCCGAAGATGGGTCAAGAATTTTGAGTAATGACCCATCGATTGGTATTCCTACAAAAGCAAAATACCGATTCAAAGTCAAGTCGCAACAATCACCGTCCAACACTGAACAAATTAAAAGAGCTTATTATTTAGTGCCAAATGTTCGTGAATTTGGATGGAGTAATCCTGCCATAGACCCTGCGTATTCAACAAATACCACGACACAACGTCGTTTAGCGAGTTCCTATTATTTTGGTTTAGATTGGACCGGATATACTAATGGATTTACGGGAACTTTGAAAACCCAAAGAGAAACTGAAATCTTCAATTGTGAAGATACTTTTTATGAGTTTGATTACAACAAAGTATACACGGTTTCTTCATTGATTGACCAATATAAAAGAAACATACCTGTATTAAATCTTTTGACAGGACGTGGGAGATTCACTGGGATTAAAGAAATTGATAATAATGAATGTGCCTCCACAGTAAATAAGTTTCCAGTAAACGAAGGTTTTAAAAACTTTGACTTATTATATTTTTTGTTTTCAATAATATTCCAAATTTTCCAAGTACTTTTTCCTATTTTTATTATTTTATACCAAATAGTCGCGTTTTTGTTCGGAAGGTTTGAAAGTGGAAGTCAACTGAGAGGTTTTGGTCTTCCGATGTTAACATATCCCGAATGTGAGGGTTGTGCCTGTGAGAATAATTCTTACGTCGATACAACTT